TTCTTTAGCTGATTTGCCTTGTACTTCTTGCTGAAATAAAATATCAGCTAATTGGTCTGAAGTCATTCCCATAGCTTTAGCTAATGCTTCTTGCTGAATAACGTTCATTTTGGTAAAGTCGGAGAAATTACCAGCTTCTTTCTGTAATTCTTGGGCTAGTGTAACTTGATCACCTGCTAAAGCTGCTGCTCTTGCTCTTTCAAGATTTATATCTCTACCTAATAGCAATTCTGCTTCTAGTTCAGCGGTAATAGAGGATTCAAAATCAAGTAAAGATTTACCAGCATTTGCTACTTGATCTAAAGAAGCACCAAATAATTTAGCTTGTGTAACTGCTTTAGCTATTTGTGTTGGATTAGCACCTAAATTAGCTCTAATAGTACCGGTTACATTACCAGTTTGTTCTAAAATTTGTCTTAAATCCATTTGAACTCCAGATTGTCTTTGGAGCTCATAGCTTGTAGCTAATACATCTTTATAGTTAGATTCAAAACTCGTTCCTGTAACTTCGGAAGCAGCAGCTAAATTTCCGGCGGATGTGGAACTAACTCCTACTACTTCAGTTAACTTAGTCATTGTAACTAGTGTATCAGTAGCAAAGTTAGTTATAAAACCGAATTGTTTATTTAAGTCACCAAATGATTTTAATAATTTAGTGGCAGTTATGTTTATATTACCGGATTGGTTAGCGGCTTCGGTTAAGCCCATTCTAAATCCTACAGCCTCACCTTTAGTAAGAGCCATAGATTTTTGCAACTCAGTTGTTTCTTTATCGGCTTGCATTATACCTTTAAATAATTCAGCAATTAGTGCTGCAGGTCCTAATGCTTTTGTTAAAGCAGGACCTAAGGATTTTACCCCAGCCATTAAAGTACTATTAGTTTTTAATAAACCTAAATTTTGAGCTTTAAGTTGAGCTGCTCTTCCTGTTAAAATTTTACCATTTTTCCCAATAAGATCATTTTGAAGGCCTAATTTAATAACATCTTCTTGTTTAATCTTACTTCCTAATTTAGATAATTCATTAGCCTTAACATTTCTAATAGCAGTTTCTCTAGCAGCTTCACTTGCTTGTTGAAATGGCTCAGAAAATCTACTTAAACCCGGTATTTTTTTAGTTATATCTGAAAGAGCACCGAATGTTTTTACTCCAAGATTTTTAGATATTTTATCTGATATTGCTACTGTTTCTTTCAGTTGTATATTAAGATCTACAGATTCTTGTACTTGATCTTCAAGGGAATCAGCTATAGCTTGATATAATAATCTTTCTTCTCCTGTAGTGTTTAGAGCTTTTCTTCTAAATTCTTCTCTTTGAAGGGTTAAAGCCCTAATGTTAGATTCGGCATTGGTGATTTGTTTTAAGACTTTATTTCTTTCTTTTTCATTTCCTAAAGTTTCTACTCCTATACTATATGCTTCTCTAGATAAATTATTTAATTGGGTGGTAATATTACGTATAGATCTTTTTTCTTGTGTATGACCCCTTAGATTTTTTAGTTGGTCTGCAAGAGTATTTCCTATATCTTGTTGAGCAATTACATTTTGACCATCAATTCCTACTCTACGAGACAATATATCAACTAATTCTCTTTCCAAAGATACTCGTCTTTCAAGAGCACTGTTAATTTCATTTTGTCTATTTAATTCTTCTTGACTAGCCATATATTATTAAGGTATATGTTATAAATATGATTATTTATAATTTGTTTTACCTTTAAATTCTTTGGATGCTTTCATGAATTCAGGGGTATTTACCGTTCCATCAGGATTAACTAAGCTTTTAGCGTTAGATGACTGTTGTTTTTTAACGGCCTCAGTTTGCTGTTCATAGTACGTACGAATTTCATTAAACGTATATTTACGGAGCCATAACGGCATATTATAAACAGTATCCCAATCATATCCACCTTGCCCGTGGAATACGATTTCATGAATCTGTTTAAATACTGCTAATCGAAATTCGGGTGCTGTTTTAGAGGTCAGGCCAAAAAAAGTTAAGTCCAATTGGAATGTCGACTCGGTTGTCCCCATTTTCGGGAAAAAAAGTTAAATCTATATCTGGACTTAATTCTTTTATTCTTTCTCTTAATGCTCTTGAATCTTGAGCTAGGAGATAATTATCTACAAATTCTCGAATTTTGGGTTTTTCTGTTTCCCCGTTAATAGAAAGAATTTGATGTTTTAATCTGGTGGTGATAGTAGTAGAGGAATTTTTGTTTATTTTAGTTAACCCTTTTGTTTCCTGTTCTATTTTTTTCTCATCACCATGAGTTAATAGCTTAAATGTAATTACGTTACCTGAACCTGGGAGTGTGAAAGCAAATTCGTTGGATTTGGCGTTTTGTACCTCCTCGTGTAGCGGAGAATTTTCTATTTTAGATAAATCAACTGTTTCTTCTTCTCCACGATATATAAATTTGTAATCTTTACCGTATCCTAAGATGCGAGCCGCAATCATAATTGCATTTTTGTCTCCAATTAACAAATCATCGTAGCTAATTTTAGTAACGATTAGAGATTGGAGCAATTTGTCCAATACTGTTCCGTTTTGAATGTAGGATTGGTTGGTTAAGATATCCTCTTCTTTAGCGGTCATGTATTTCATTTCAATAGTACCACTAGCAAGTGGACTGTCGGAAGGATACAATAAGCCTTTGGAGGGTAATTCGATTGTTTCGGTAGGTAACTTAAATTCGGCCATATACTTGTTTTAAATATAACTTTTGTTCTATGATAAATATGAAGATAATAAAGAATTTTTACGAATCCAAACTATTCTTCTTTAGGCATAAACCAATTTGAGCACCATTTTGATGGGTCTTTTATTTGGTTTCCTTCATTATCTACTAGTTCGGCCGTGCCCATATATTCTTGATATTTGGCGTTAGAACACATGTGTTTTTCGTCTTTTAAGTAATAGTACTTACATACGTGGCAACCAAAACCAACAGGGGAAAACATGTAAGGGGGGTATTCTTCCGCTTCATTTCCCTCTTTTAATATATCTAATAATTTCATCATGATTATAAATATATAAAAAAACCTACCCTAGTGGTAGGGTAGGTTAAAAAATTTATATAAAAAATTGAATTAAAAGTTCAATACACAGTAATCTGGTTGAACAGTCATTGTAATGCTGATGGCTGTGTTTTCTGTATCCCAACCATAGTCACCAAAGTTAGCTTCAGTAATTAAAGCACCCTTAATAATCCACTCAGATACTACATCTCCTACTGGGCCCAACACGTTGAATGTTAAGTCTTTCTTGTAGAAATCAGAGTATCCATCTCTACCTGTTACTGATTCGTGGTGTAATCTAACCCATTCCATTACTGCTTGTGCACCGGAAGGAGTGATTGGATCAAATAGGGTGAATTGAATTTGTCCCCAAGTAGTTTTTCCTTTAACAAAACGTTGTACGTTAATGTGGTTAAGAGCTACTGTTCCTTGAGTTAATGTTACCGCTCCCATACCTTTTACGGTATAGGAGGGAACACCATCTATATACATTATAAATCTATTCGCCTGCTTTGGTTCAAAAGCTGTGAAGAATATTTCGTTTGGATCTAATACTGCCATTTTATATATGCTTTATTTTATTTATAAATATCTAAATTCTAACTTCTTATGCAGGGAAAACTGCACCAGTTGGCAACACGTTGAAATCCAACACAATAAATTCAGCTGTACGAGTTGGTTGTAAGAATATTTGTCCTACCAACTCATTTCTATCTACCACATCTGCTGTGTTGTTAGTTTCATCCATCACTACTTTGAAAGCATACAAACCTTGTCTTTGTTGTACTGATTCTAAGTATGGATTTACTTGGCTTAAGAAGTTGTTTCTAGTAGCGGCCGTATTTTGTTCGAATACCAATCCTTCTGCTACTTGACCTATAAAGCTCTTAAGGGCAATTAACAATCTTCTTACGTTTACTCTATCAAGTGCAGAAGCACGTTTCTGAAGTGTTTTCTGACCAAATACTGTTACTCCAGATCCTGGGAATGTTGCAATTGGGTTAACATTTGCTTCATATAGTTCATCTCTGTTAGCAGCTGTTAATTTTCTTTCAGCTCTAATTACTTGACCTAATCCACCTCGAGTAATACCTGCTGGTGCGAACCATGGATCACTTGAAGCATCTGTAAATGCGTATACACCTGGTAACATTGTTGAAGCTGGTATCCAAACTGCCTCACCGGTATTAGGATCAATAGTTTGTAACCAAGGCCAGTATGTAGCAGCATAGCTAGAATCAAATCCAGATGCTTGAGTTATTACTTGTGCTACCTGAGAATTATATTCTCTTAAATCTACAATTGCGATAGCATCACCTCTTGCAATTGTGTTATTTACAATATTATTTACTTGAGTAGCTTGATGTTGAGAGGTTAATCCCGGAGCTGAGATTACATTATATTTGTATTCATCTACATTTGCCAATAAAGCAATTGCGTTATTGTAATCAGATCCTGTTAATCCTTGGTTATCTGTTCCAATATTATGATAGAAGGAAGCAGCTTTACCTACTGGAATATTAGATCCGGCAGCATCTCCAAACGAACCTGAACCAACAGCTGGTAGAGATCCAGTGTAAATATTTTTTGCTATTCCGTTATTGTCAAAATATTTTGGAGTATTATAATTTACTTGTTTTACTCTTACATACTTGGAAGCATTAGAATAAGAACCAGTTTGTTGAATGTAATACCCATCAACTGTCTGTAATGTATAATCTACATCACCTATTACTTTAGAAATATAGTTAGAAGCGTATGGATCTAGTGATAAGTTGTTGTAAGATTCTAATACTACTTTTTGACGGTTATTGTCATCTCCTCTTCTGATTAACAAACTAAATGTTCCAGAAGAAGTGTTAACAGTTGGAATTTCCCATCTAACGTTATCGCTTGAACCTGAAACTAGAGCTCCGTTAACTTCAGCTCCAGTATTGTTCATAATTTCACCTTCGGAAATTGTTTCAAGTACAAATGGAGATAAACCATCAGTAGGTCCACCTGATCCTGTTGAGATTAATGAGCTAGTTGCGGGAGAAAAGGAACCAGAAGTTACTCTAGTTACTAATAAAGAAGTACCACCATTTTGAAAGTAGTTGCTTGCTGCAATTGAGGTAAGATAAGAGTATACACTAGATCCACTTTCAACAGCACCACCAAAAATGTTAGTATATTCACTAAATGAACCTACTAATGTTGGTATTTCAACTGGTCCTTTTACTGCGGGTCCAATTATAGCTGCTCCTCTTTCAAGTGGCTGTCCTTGTATAAAAGATTGATCGTTCTCTCTTGCTAATACACCTGGAGATAATAGAGTTTCTGCCATTTTATTAAGTTATTTTATATTGTTTTGTTATAAATATTAGAAACCCTTTCAAAAAACTATCCTGCCTTGGTGAATTCTCCGGAAGTCATGTCTATTGTTCCGTCCCCATATTTTTGGGTTAGCTCTTGAGCTAGTTTTTCTTGATCCTGTTGGATTTGGGAAAAACTAGCCAATAGAGATTTTTTGTTTTCTTGCAGGAGAGATACTTGTATTTCTATTTGACCTAGAGATGCTACA